GCTGACGCTTCTGCTGCGTTTGCTCTGGCAGTTCCGGCCTAATGCAGTTGTCCCCTCCCCTTCGGGGGAGGGATCTTTTTCTATAGGAGATTGAAATGGCTGCTGCAACCGCTGTTGTATCCCGTCGAGGGAATGACCAATTCCGGGGCTTGTTCTCGGATACTTGGGAAGTTTCTTGCACTCTTGATGCTGGCGCTGTTGGCGCTGGGGCAACTGACACCGATACGGTGACGGTTCCTGGCGTTGCGCTGGGTGATGTAGTTATCGGTTTTTCGCATGGTGTCAGCGAGGCTGGTCTGGTCAAACGGGCTTATGTCTCTGCTGCCAACACGGTGACTATCGTTACCTACAACCCGACTGCTGGATCTGTAAATCTGGCATCAACCACTGTTACGCTCATTATCGGGCGCGCTGTGTAAAGGACGGGGGGCCACAAGCCCCCTGTTTTTTTGGAGATTTAAATGGCTACCTATCGTTGTTTGGTAAGTGGTAATACGGTAACGTTCACTTACACTCATGACATTGAGTCCATGAAGGGCCACGCTGGTTACATTCGTATTGATGAGCCGGAGCCAAAAGAGGAAGAAGAGCGTCCACTTCCTATGACCGCACCGGTCAAAAAGCCTGGACGGCCACCTAAACCCAAAGGAGATTGAACATGTACGGTAAAGCTCCCAAGATGGACAAAAAGCCTGGGAAAAAGATGGGTATGCCCGTAGCCATTATGGTTGCTGTTGGTAAACCCAAACCGCTGCCCAAGCGCGGTCAACGCGCAATGACCAACAAGATGACTCGGGGCAAGAAATGAAAAAGACCAAGGCTGAGAAGAAAATCAGCAAGGTCATGCGCGAGTACAAGGCTGGCACTTTGCACTCTGGCAAAGGTGGCCCCGTTGTAAAGAGTTCTAAACAAGCGGTGGCTATTGCTCTATCTGAGGCCGGGAAAGCTCGGAAGAAGAAGTGAAAAAGTCTACCGTCAACGCTGCTGGCAACTACACCAAGCCAACCATGCGGAAACGGCTGTTTGAGAAGATCAAGGCTGGCTCTAAGGGTGGCGATCCTGGCGAATGGTCAGCCAGGAAAGCCCAACTGTTGGCTATGGAATACAAAAAGGCTGGTGGGGGGTATAAGTCATGAGCAAAAATGCAACGCATTACCTGCCAAACGGGAAGGTTTACACCGGCCCAACGCACAAATCTGGCAGTGTACTGATGACAGGAGCCAAACACACGGCTCAGAGCAAAGTTTTAACCCATACGCCGCCTAAAAAGGTCAAGAAATGAAGGCCTCTCAGCAATCCCTGAAAGACTGGACCGCTCAGAAGTGGAGGACATCTGATGGGAAGCCTTCAAAGGGTCGTAAACGGTATTTACCAGAGTCTGCTTGGGAGGCTCTCACCCCGGCAGAAAAGGCGGCTACAAACCGTTCTAAGGCGGCTGGGAATCGTAAAGGGAAACAATTCGTAAAGCAACCGGCTGCAATCGCTCAAAAAACAGCCAAATATCGTTGAGGTAAGCATGAAAACTCCCGTTTGGCAACGAAAAGCCGGTCAAAACCCTAAAGGCGGCTTGAATGCCAAGGGTAGAGAGTCTTATAATCAAGCAACTGGCGGGAATCTCAAAGCTCCCGTTAAATCAGGCGACAACCCTAGACGGGCCTCCTTTCTAGCGCGTATGGGCAATATGCCCGGGCCTGAATACAAAGATGGCGAACCCACTCGCCTTCTGTTGTCCCTCCGAGCCTGGGGCGCATCGTCCAAAGCAGATGCAAGAGCTAAAGCCAAGGCTATATCAGCGAGGAACAAGAAGTGAGGCCAGTCTCAGTTGGCGTAAGTTTAACTGCCGCTACAACTACAACGCTGTACACAGTGCCGACCGGCTATTACGCTAGGTGTGTCCTTCTTCACGCATCGAACAATGCTGGTGCAAACAAGCACATAAGTTTTAGTTGGTACGATGCAAGTGCAGCGACTACCATACCAATCACGACTGAATACACACTAACTGCTAAATCAACGCTTGCAGAGATTGATGTTAATCAATACATTGTTTTAGAAGAAGGTGACTACATCACTGCGTTATCAGAATCTGGCTCGACTATTTCTGTTATCGCAACCTTTGAACAAATAGGATTGACACGGCAATGACCTATCTTGAACTTGTCAATGATGTCTTGATTCGCTTACGGGAAACGCAGGTTTCAACCGTAACGGAAACGAACTACTCTACGCTGATTGGCAAGTTTGTCAACGATGCCAAGCGTCAGATCGAGGATGCTTATGCGTGGAATGTCTTGGGTACTACGCTGACCTTCAACACGGTAGCGGGTACTTATATCTACTCTATGACTGGTGCTGGGCAGAAGTTCCAAGTCATGGACGCAATCAATACGACTGCCAATGTTGGACTGCGGAACATCTCGTTTGTGGAGATGAATCGTCTTCAGAATTTCAGCACTCCGGTTTCTGGCATCCCAGAGGCTTATGCTTTTGATGGTGTAGATGGCAGCGGAGATACAAAGGTTGTTCTGTGGGGTCGTCCTGACAATGTGTACACAATTCAGTTTTCCTTGACTGTACCTCAAGCCACGTTGTCGTCTAATAGCACTTCTGTGCTTGTGCCTGATGTCTTGGTTGTACAGAATGCCTACGCTCGTGCTCTGGTGGAGCGCGGGGAAGACGGTGGTTTAGCTTCATCTGAGGCGTACCAGCTTTATAGAGCCATGCTATCAGATTACATTGCTCTTGAGGGCACTCGTTACCCTGAGAATCAGGAATTTGTTGCTGTATGAGTGAAGTCCTTCAAATTGCCAGTGTTTCAGCCCCAGGCTTTTATGGGTTGAACACTCAGGACTCGCCTCTTGATCTGGCGGCTGGCTTTGCTTTGGTTGCAACAAATGCTGTTATCGACCAGTACGGGCGAATTGGATCTCGCAAAGGTTGGACTAGGGTTAACTCCTCGTCTGGCAATCTTGGAGCCAATCCTGTTGGCGTAATCCATGAGTTGGTGCAGTCTGATGGCACACTCACGGTGTTATTTGCTGGCAACAATAAGTTGTTCAAGTTAGATGGCTCTAATGCTGTTGTAGAGCTTACTTACGGCGGTGGTGGTAGTGCCCCTACTATCTCGGCAAACAACTGGTCTTGCGCCTCTCTGAACGGTATTACTTACTTCTTCCAGACGGGCCATGATCCGTTGATTTACGATCCGGCAGTTAGTACGACTACTTATCGTCGGGTCAGCGAAAAGACTGGATATGTGGCAACGGTTCCAAATGCTAATATTGCTATCTCGGCGTTTGGTCGCCTCTGGGTAGCCAATACATCTACTGTCAAGAACACGGTCTACTTCTCAGACCTTCTGGCAGGCCATGTTTGGTCTACTGGTACAGCAGGATCGTTGAACGTGGATCGTATATGGCCAAATGGGCCTGACGAGATCACTGGGCTTGCTGCACACAATGGCTTCCTGATTATCTTTGGCAAGCGTCAGATCCTTGTCTATCAGGATGCTACTACCCCGGCAACTATGTCTTTAAGTGACACGGTTGGTGGAATTGGGTGCATTGCCAGGGATTCGATCCAGACCACCGGCAAGGATGTGTTGTTTTTAAGCAACTCTGGATTGCGGTCTTTTGCCAGAACGATTATTGAGAAGTCTGCGCCTCTTGGTGACTTGTCCAAGAATGTCAGGAATGACCTAATGGACATTGTGGCTGGCGAGACTTTCGCAAACATCAAGTCTGTCTACTCTGAAAAAGAGGCGTTTTATTTGCTCACGCTGCCGTCCGTGGACGAGGTGTATTGCTTTGATACACGGGGCCAGCTTCAAGATGGTTCTTTTAGGGTGACAGTTTGGGACTCTATTGAGCCGACTGCGCTGTTGTCCCGCAGAAATGGTGATGTGCTGATTGGCAAGACAGGCTATATCGGCAAGTACACAGGCTATCAAGATGATGGCTCATCGTACAGGATGTTGTACTACACCAATCACTCAGACCTTGGCAATGCAAATGTTACTTCTATTCTGAAGAGGCTCAAGACTACTGTCATTGGTGGCACGAACCAATTTGTGACCATGAAGTGGGGCTTTGATCTGATTACAAACTATCAGTCTGCTAATGCTCAAATTCCAACTCAAGGCATTTCTGAGTATGGTATTGCTGAATACGGAGCAAACGGTTCGCCGGTTGCATACTATTCAGAAGGCGTATTGATCCAGACACTTTCTGTTCCAGCAACTGGTAGTGGAAAGATCGTTCAGACTGGCTATGAGTCAGACATCAACGGATCTCCTCTTTCGATCCAGCGCATTGAGATTCAGTACAAAGATGGGAAACTATCATGAGTAACTACACCAAGAGCACCAACTTTGCCACTAAAGATGCGCTTGCATCTGGCAATCCTTTGAAGATTGTCAAGGGCACTGAGATTGACACTGAATTCAACAACATTGCTACTGCCGTTGCCACCAAGGCAGATCTTGCCTCTCCTACGTTTACTGGGACTCCATCGCTTCCAACTGGTACTACTGGCATAACTCAGAGCTTTGGCAACAACACAACTGCTCTGGCAACGACTGCCTTTGTGCAAGCTGCAATGGCCGCACTGCATCCAGTTGGATCTATTTACATCAACGCTACTAACTCTACCAACCCCGGTACTTTGCTTGGGTTTGGCACTTGGGTTGCATTTGGCGCTGGTCGTGTCCCTGTTGGTTTTGACTCTGGCAATGCACTTTTTGACACAGCAGAAGAAACTGGTGGATCGGCAGATGCTATTGCTGTAAGCCACACACATACAGCCACAACAACAATAACAGACTCTGGACACTCACATACCGCGCAAGTACCCAACGAATTTGCAATAGGAACGGTTGTTGCAAGCGGTTTGACATCTAGCGATGGATTGAATTCTTTCGGTAAAAATGTGCTGACCAGTACCAGTACAACGGGAATTACTGCTTCAACGACAGTGGCCTCTGCTGGCTCTTCTGGCACCAATGCTAACTACCAGCCCTACATAACTGTGTATATGTGGAAAAGGACGGCATGAAAACGCCTGTTGTCATTAGGAACGAGTATGTAATGTACCTAGAATTCTTTGACAACTTGCTATGGTTTCATACGGATGTGTTCAAGTGGACATCAAGCGTCAAGAAGCGGTTTCTGAAAGACATGAGGACACTGGTTGGATTGATTGGGATGCCTCTGTTGTCGTTGATTGAGGTTACAAACGAGAAGTTGACAAAGTTTGCCGAGGCGATTGGAATGGATCGTGAACAAGCGATTACAACAAACACTGGTGAGCAGGCATTTATTTATTGCTGGAGATAGATCATGGGTTCTTTAGTTAAATCAATTGTTCCTGCTATTGGGAGCTTTTTTGGTGGCCCAGTTGGTGGTGCAATCGGGTCTATTGCTGGTGGCTTGTTGCAGGGGCGCTCTGCTGAACGAGCGGCGCAGACATATGCTGGTGCATTGCAGGGAACTGGACAAGCATCTGCTGAAGAAGCGCGTTTCCGTCCAATAGGCATCACAACCCGATTTGGCCGCTCAATGTTTGATTACGGCCCTGAAGGTCGTGTTACTGGCGCTGGCTACGAGGTGTCTCCTGAGCTAAGGGCTTATCAAGATCGATTGATGGGCCTGACGGGCATGGGTTTGACCCAGGCAGAAGCTGCTCCTGGCTTGTATCAGCCATTGATGGCCGCAGCCCCAGGCTTGTTTGGTTTGGGCGCTCAGTACCTTGCAGAGTCTCCGCAACAGGCTGCACAGCAGTACATGGCGCGTCAGCAAGAACTGTTGGCTCCTAGCCGCGAGAGGCAATTGGCACAACTTCAGAATCGCCTGTTCCAGACCGGCACTGAAGGGCTGGCTGTTGGCGCTACTGGTGCGCGTCCTAGCGGTGCTGCTGGTCTTGCGGCGGCTAATCCACAGATGGAAGCATATTACAACGCTATCGCACAAGCAGATGCAGCATTGGCAGCAGATGCACAACGGGCTGGCATGGAGCAGACTCGGTTCGGTGCTGGGTTGTTTGGCACTGGCGCTGACTTGCTTAGTTCAGCTTATCGCGGTCAGATTGGCGCACTGGCTCCGTTTGAGACGTATCTGAGTCAGGCAAAGGCTATCGAGGCTCTTGGACAGCAACCTCTTACGTTGGGCATTGACATTGGCGCTCAAGGCAGGAGTCCTGCGGCTGCTCAAGCCATCTTGGCTGGCGGCACAAGTGCCGCAGAAGCACTTAATCGTGCTAATGCCTACAACCCGTTTGCAGATTTCTTGACGATGGGATCTCGCAATCCTGCGCTAATGGGCGCATTGGGTGGTGGTTTTGGTGGCGCTCAGGCTGCATTCTCTAGAACTGGTCTTGGTAGCTCTGGATTTGGTACTGGCCTAGCTTATGGCAATCAAGACTACGGGTTGTTCATCTAAGGACTAATCATGGCAGACATTGTTCAATCCCTATTCGGCCTTACTCCAGAGGCATATCAACAGCAACAAGCCGCACAAGCGGACAGGATGGCGCTTGAGTATGCAAGGCTAGACCCATTACAAAGCGCACGTTTTGCCATTGGTCGTGGTGCATATCAGCTTGCTGGCGCTCTTGGCGGAGCATTGGGCGGACAAGATCCTATGCTGCAACTGATCTCTAATCGTCAAGCTATTGCTAGAGAAACTGATCCTACAGATATCAAAAGCATTGAGGCTGGCATTCAAAGACTCCGTGATGCCAATGATCCAGTTGGGGCAATGCAACTGACGCAAGTGCTTCAAGAACGTCTGAAAAGCACTGCTGAGATTGGAAGGCTTGAGGCTGCTGCTCAGGCATCTAGGGCACAAGCTGCTCGTGAACGAGTGCAACAAACACCAGCAGAAATTGCAAAAGCAGACGAAGTTGCACGTTTGACAGTTGCGCTACAAACTCCTGGGCTAACAGATTTGGAGAGAATGAGTCTGGAGGCAAAACTTGAAAGTCTTAGGTCAACAAAAGAAGCCAAAGAATCTCCACAAATACAACTTGCATCGGCTATCGAAGGCGCTCAAGAAGCTGTTGATATGCTCACAATGCAACCACAAAGCCCAGAGCGAGATGCTGCTTTGCGTAGGGCTACGACTCGTCTTACTGCACTACAACAACAATTGCCACAAAAAGCTGAACAAAAAGGGCCGGCATTTGGTGCAGATAGAGAAGCTGTTTCAGCAGAGATTTACGACAAACCATTTAATGAACTCACACCAACTGAAAGAGCAGTTGTTAATAAACGTGTAGAAGAAGAACAAGGTCGTAGAGCAACAGCTTCTGCTCCCAAAATTATTATGCCTGGGGAGAGAGTAGGGCCTAAAGATTGGATGCAGTTTGAAAAGTTCGTTGGAGATGATCCGACATTAAAACGCACCAATGAATTGTTGGCTGTTGCTCCAAATGCAATTCAAACTATTAGCAGGATCACCAGTAATGATGTAGCGGCAAGGGCGCTTCCTGCAACACTTGCAAGACTAGTTGGCGAAACTGGCCCATTAGCTATTAAAGATATTGAACGATTTGCTAGAACAGGCGGTCTAGATGATCGACTTGCTCAAGCTGCCACTGAATTTATTTCTGGTCGCGGCACAAATCGACAAAAAGATCAGGCAATGCAATTCTTATCTGCTGTCTATCGTGGAGCATTGCTTGAAAAGAAGCAGTTCTATATGGATCAAGCAGAACGCTTGGGCTATGACAAGAGTCCTGAATATACTAAAACCATACAACAAATTGACAGGGAACTTGCTAAATTCCGCGAAATTAAGCCGCCAGTTGCAACGCCTGCTGCACAACCATCAACCACAACTGCGCCAGCTGGTAAAACTGGCAATCCTTTGATTGATAAATACCTATCTCCGGGAAGTTAAAAATGGCCGCAACTTATGAGCAAGTTATGGAAGCCCTGAAACGGGCTGATGCTGCTGGCAATGTTGAGGATGCCAAACAACTTGCTGCTATGGCAGTCCAAATGCGACCTAGTAGTGCATCTGCTGCTGTTTTAGAGCGCGCTCCTCGGCCAGCAACAGGGATGGGTGAATTTTTAACAGAGTCTGCGCGGCGTGGTGTAACACGCACTCCAGCGGCTTTGACTGCTGGATCTGCTGCTGCGACTGGAACTTTTGCTGGAGCATTTCCCGCTCAACCAGAATTAGAACAAGTTACCACACAAAATGTCCAAAGACTGTTTGGTGTCCAGCCAGAGATTCGACCTACAACGGGCATACAAAGATATCTTGGTGCATTTGTTGAGGGCGCTTTAGATCCAGCGTCACTTATTGGTGGCAGAGGATTGCTTGGTCTTGGCACACAAGCGGTTGCTGGAGGTGTTGCTAGCGTTGGTGGAGAGTTCGGCGGTGAAATTGGAGGTCAAGTAGGTGGGTTGCCTGGGCAGATATTTGGTGGCGTTACATTGGCTTTGCTTAGTGGCGCTGGAGCAATGAAAGCTACAGAGTCTGTTATACGAAAGGCACAAGGCATTAAAGATCTAGATGTTGCTGATCTTGCAAATGTAGAAGGTCTTTCTCGTGCAAAGGATTTGATAGGTAAAGCTATCGAAGCTGATCCCAACTTGATGGCTCGTATTACGGCTATCAATGATCGTCTTAAATTTGTCACTGGAGCAGATCAACCTGCTGGAGTCACGGCACTTGATAGCCCTGCTTTGAGAGCTAAACTTGAAAATCTTGCTAAGACAGATTTGAAGTTTAGGGCTGATGTTCAAAAGCTCTATACAGATTTGCAAACCGCGACAAGGGCCAAGGCTGCTGAACTGTATCCTGCTTCTGGTATTGAAATGCCTTCTGCTACTGCAAAAGCGCAAGAGGTAACAGTAGACTTCAATAAACGAGTTGATGCTATCAACAATCAATTGAAAGGATTGACGAGCAGCATTAATTTGTCTGGTGATGTAACTCCAATTAATCTTGGCACATCAATACAAAACCTTGTTGTTGCTAGGGAAAAGGCCGCACGAGCAGCTTTGTCTCCAGAGTATGAAGCTGTTTTGCAACAAGCATCCAGTCAAGGTGCAATGTTGCCAGCACAACAAACACAAAACTTGCTGGATACAGCATTCGATCTTTTTCAAAAAGATCCGTGGGCACGACAGTCTGGTTTGTTGCAACTGGTTGAACAGCAATCAAATAAATTTAAGGCATTGCGTCGATCTGTTGAAGGCGTAGAAACTGGAACAACACTTCCAGCAACATTGGCTCCAGACTTGCGGATTGGCCTTGACATTACCAGTCTTGATTCGCTAAAACGCAGGGTTGCTGACGATATTCGTCGTATTAAAGATCCACAAAGACAGGATAAGTTGCGCGTTCTTCAGCAGCGCGTAGATGAGGCTTTAGATCAGGTTCAAAGTACAAGCGGAGGCATTAATGTCAATTTGCGTGGCACTCAAACCACGTTTGGCGATGCAATAACTCAACTTGATAGAGATTATTACAACAAGGTTGGGATTCCATTCCGAGATGCAGAGGCTGTTCAACGGATCAATTCTCAAGAATATGCTGAAAAAATAGCTCCGCAAATTGCATCATCTCCTACTGCACTGACGCAGTTCTTGCGCGTGTCTGGTGATGAGGGTTTGCAACTAGCAGAAAAAGCTGTTATGTCTAGACTGTATAACCAGTCTTTGGGCAAAGATGGTTTGGTAGATCCAGCCAAACTTGAAAATCTGCTTTCCAAAACCAGTATCAACGGTGGCTATAGCGACATTGTGTCTAGTCTTCCTGGGTTGCAGCAAAGGTTGCAAGATACTGTTACAAGGTCGCAAGCACTTGGCGCTGAAAGAATAGCAATTGATGATGCTGCTAGGGCAGAACAAACTCGCATTGGACAGAGTTTTCTAAGAGACTATGACGCTGGTGGAACAGATGCTGTCATCTCTAAGATGCTTGGGGCCACTGGTCGAGGATACCGTAATCGCTTCTTTACGGACTTGAATAAACTCAGTCCTGATGAGAAAGTCAATGTCCAGATGGCTGTTAGGAATCAACTTGTAACCACGATGTTAGATTCTAAAGATCCATTTGGATTCTTAGAGAAAAACAAAGATGCGTTCACACAAGTCTTTGGAAAAGATCATGTCAACAATCTTACGGCATTGGCTGATACAGCGCGATTGGCAAAAAAGGTAGATATTAACAAGTTACCAATTAATGATGCTGCTGTTGCTGAAGAGTCTGCATTGAGGCGTTTTATTGGAGGCCTTGCGCCGCAGCAAATCAGCAATATCTTGGTTAACGGCATTTATAGCAACTTACAAAAGGGTTACCGTATCCTTGGTTTGTTGGGCCAATCACAAATTGATGAGGCCACTCGACAAGCTCATGTAAAGTTGTTCATGGATCCTGCTGGAGTCAAGGCAATTAATGAAGCTAGTACTCGTCTGATATCTAAGGATGGTAAAGAAGTTGATTTTCGTAAAGCAATTGACCCAAATGACTTGGCTAAATTGGCTAATCTGTTTGGATTGAATGTCGCTAGAACTGGTTATGTTGGTGGAGCTACCGCTGTCTCTCCGAGTGGCACAATGGAAATTCAACAAGAACCATATTTCATGTTTGAAGGGCAGTAACCAATGCTATCTCTCATCTCTACCCTTGGTGGCCTGTTGATTTCGGGCCTTCCTAAGCTGCTGGACTACTTCCAAAACAAGGCAGATCAGAAGCACGAACTGGCGCTTGCCAAGATCCAGACGGAGCGAGAGTTGCAGTTGGCGGCTCAAGGCTTTGCTGCACAGCAGAAGATTGAGGAAATCCGTACCGATCAGGTCATGATGCAGACCGAGGCCCAGATGACCGAGGCGGCTCTGGCGCACGATGAGAAGGTCTTGGAGAAGGCTTCTCAGTGGGTGGCGAACTATGTTGGTACTGTGCGCCCAACCGTGACCTACATCTTTGTGCTTGAGTTGGTCTTTATCAACCTGTTCCTGTGCTACTACCTGTACGCTAATCCCGGCTTGGTTGAAGGCATAGAGGATGTTCTCAAGTATGCAGACATAATCTTCAGCCCGGATGAGATGGCGATGTTGGGCGGGATTATTGGATTCTGGTTCGGATCGCGTCAATGGAATAAGAAATGAAGTTAAGCAAGGCCGGTGCTGATCTGATGCACCGCTTTGAGGGGTGTAGGAACAAGCCGTATCTCTGTCCAGCGCACATCTGGACGATTGGATACGGTCATGTCTTGTATCAGGATCAGATCCGGTGGCCTATGGTTGCCAGCGAGGGCAAGCCAGCCCGTAAGGAATATTCCTTAAAACCGGAGGATGCGCGTGTATGGAGTAAAGCGGAGATCGAGGAACTATTCTCGGCTGATGTCGCGTCTTTTGAACGTGGTGTTCTACGACTTATTCCCGGCGTTGTTGGCCGTCAAGGCGCTTTTGACGCTCTTGTATCTTTTGCCTTTAACGCAGGGCTAGGCAACTTGCAGCGTTCTACGATCCGCATGAAGGCCAACAGGGGTGACTGGGAAGGCGCTGCGGAGGCTTTTATGGCCTGGACAAAGGGTGGTGGCAAGGAGTTGCCAGGGCTTGTCAGGCGCAGGAAAGCAGAGATTGAATTGTTCCTGTCATAGATGGGCTACAAAATGGGCAGATATGGCAAAACCTCAAAACAAACCTACTGCCGAGCAGGCTTTAGAGTTCGATAGTTGGGTTAAGCATTGGCAAAAGACCCTCAATCTGATGGATTGGAGGATCGAAAGAAGCCTAAAACAAGCCAAAGGTGCTATGGCCTCTATGGAGTGCGATGGTCAAGCGCGGCTTGGTACTTACCAACTGGGTGATTTTGGCTCTTCTCCCATAAATTCCGAAACACTGTCTATGACGGCACTGCATGAGTGTCTTCATGTGTTTCTCTATGACCTAATTACCACGGCGCAGGACAGATCTGCCAACTCAGATGCGGTGGATGCTGTAGAGCACAGAGTCATTAACGTACTGGAGAGAGTGTTATATGGCGGCTCAGAACATAAGCCGCGCTGAGTTCATAGAGTTATGGAAAGCTCATGGCAGCGCAACAAAGATTGCCAAGATTATTGGCATGACAGAAAGGGCAGTCCTTGGTCGGCGCAAGAGGATTGAGGAAGATACGGGCCAGATTTTGGCATCTTACAAAGAGCGCGGGTTCAAATCCGAATCCAAAGATGAGATGCTCAAGAAAAACACTGCTAGGTATGAATTGGGCATCGAGAACGGCACTGTTTTGGTGTTTTCAGACGCTCATTTTTGGCCTGGAGTCAGGACAACAGCGTTCAAAGGATTGCTTTGGGCTATCAATGAGTTGAGGCCAAAAGCAATTATCAATAATGGTGACGCTTTTGATGGGGCATCAATCAGCCGATTCCCAAGAATTGGATGGGACTCCAAGCCGTCTGTAGTACAAGAACTACAGGCTTGTGAGGCTAGCCTTGGGGAGATTGAGGAAGCAGCTAATGGTGCAAAGCTGATCTGGGCGCTTGGCAACCACGATGCTCGATTTGAGAACCGGCTGGCAAACACGGTTCCAGAGTACATGGCTGTTGGCGGTTTTAAGTTATCAGACCATTTCCCAGCTTGGATTTCATGCTGGTCATGCTGGCCGACTGAAACAGTTGTAGTGAAACATCGCTACAAAAGTGGTATCCACGCAACACATAACAATACTGTTAATGCGGGTATTTCGATGGTTACGGGCCATCTGCACTCGCTAAAGGTCACGCCTTTTGCTGACTACACCGGCAATAGATACGGTGTAGATACAGGCACTTTGGCAGACCCAAGTGGGCCGCAGTTTAAGGATTATCTAGAGGACAGTCCTACAAACTGGCGGTCTGGGTTTGCCGTGCTGACATTCAAAGATGGCCGGTTGCTGTGGCCTGAGCTTGTCCACAAGTGGGATGATAAGCACATTGAGTTTAGGGGTCAGATAGTGAACGTCGAGTCTCTATGAGGATCTTCCTGTAAGCCTCCATAGCGCATTTCAAGTCAATCGTCAGAGCATCAATCTGTTCCTGTTGGGCCTTGATGCGTTCGTTGGCCTGTTTTGCAAACTGGACTAGGTTTTCCGTCTTCCAGCTTGCGAAATCTACCTCGGACTTTGACTGAGATGATTCTTTCTTCAGTGGTAAAACGATGCTCATTACCGCACTCTCTTGATCTTTGGACGATTTCGTTCTTCTGATGAGTTCTCTTTACTTGTGTCCACGCTCCGCACATCGGGCATTTCATTAAGCGGCCTCCAGCCGAATTTTCTCCATGTTGCTTGAATGTCCGTAGCGGCTGCTGGGACGTACTTAAATTCAGGATCTAGGATTTTAGACTTCATTTTTTCTCCTTGTAGGGGAACCCGCCCCAGTCGTCAAATAGGGGTTGTGGCTCATCTTCGTCAAAATCAAACCATTCGTATAGTTCCAGCCAGATCGCCTCGCGGATGCGCTCTCGCACCATATCCTCAGGCGGGACATCGTCGTGCTTGAAGGCGCGATTCCAGCCGCGCTGGATGCCTGTCTCGATGCACTGTTCTAGCAGTTGGATTAGCTTGGGTTTCATGCTTGCCCCCTTGCGCGGATGGCGTCTGCCGCCCAGCGATACTGATCGTCTCCAGCAATTGATGCGACAGTGCAAGCACACGCCTCACGCTCGGCAGCAGCACCAGCGGCGTAGCCTTCTTTCCACGCCACCGGCTCCTGCTCCTGTCGCTGTTTTTCCGCTTCATCGACACGTTCTTGCGATGTGTCGCTGGGTGGAACCCATCCCAGCACTGTAGCGATGCGGATTGCGGCTGACTTGTCGATGACCGGATCCGGTTGAGCCAGCCTTTTTTGCAGTAGATCGGACACAATCCAAGCCCTCTGTATCTCATCCTTGCTCGGAGCCTCTTTGACAGCTTGCAACGCTTCCATCGCCTGCTGCATGATGTCTCGGTCGGTCATTTGATCCTCGCCCTGATAGCATCGCCAGCAGGGCTAACCCATTCCCATTTGCCATTGATCTGCCGCAACTCATGCTTGCGCTCATTCTCATCTGCCAGCTTTGCACAGATGCCGCGCTCAATGTTCAAGATTTCATGAGCAAAAGCGTGTACTTCTTTGTGCTTACGCCATATCTCTAAGATATCACTATCTTTCATCGTTACTCCCAAGAAACGACCTCAAATTTACCAAACACGCCCCTAAAGGTTCCAAGTCCGATAGCCATGCCGCCTTCTTTGAGCAGGTTCTTGATTTCTTGTTCTTTGATCTCTTTGTTTGGGTAGATCGTCAGGTCAAACTCAAGCTCCCAGGGGCATGGCAGGACGGGGCGCTCTTTTGGATTAGGGATACCCTTGTCCAATCTGGCTACGGCCCTGTGCAGATAGATGCCGCTGGTGTCATCTATGCGGTCTGTGAATGTGCCGACCTCGATGGGTTTACCGTCCCTGTGGATCAGAATGTTCTCAGCATTACCGTCCGTAGCGGTGATGTTGACGAAGCTCAGGATTGCGTTGCAGATTGACTTGTAGACCCTCTTGTCGCGCAGCCTCTTGGGTGCTGAGTTCGTGTTGTGCGCGGTGAAGAAGGAAACCAAGTTTAGAGTCGGGAGGCACAGGTTTTGTGTCCCTGGTCGCAGGTAGATTTTTTGATGCCATTCCAGTTTCGTTTGGTTGTCGCCAGCGTATCGGTCAAACATCATGGGAGTAACCCCTTTGAGCTTGATTCGTCGCTGTACGATGTTAAGCCGTGTGTCTGAAGTTGTTGCAGTTGTCATGAGTTTCTTTCGTTAAGGTTGCCTTGCCTTGCCGCGCCGGGCCTTGCCATGCCGAGCCGGGCCTTGCCATACCAGGTGGTGTTTCCACCGATATGTATCATTTGAGATACATACCGCTATAAACATCCTTGCTTTGCCTTGCGTTGCCGTGCCAAGCCGCGCAGTGCCTGTCGTTGCCCCGCCCGTCCACGCCTTTCCCAGCCACGCAGAGCACCGCATCGCCGTGTGGTGTTGCCACCAGAAAAGGCACTTTGGTAAATGCCTGATCTGCTGATAACCTAGCCTAGCCCTGCCGTTCCACGCCCCACTATGCCGAGCCTTTCCTAGCCGCTCCGGGCACTGCTGCGCCCTGCCTCTTTTTGGTTCGAGGATGTACTGGCATGGTTGGCATATCCACCGTAAAGGTCACGGGCTGACCACCACGGTGAGATCCTTCTCTAGTTGCTGCCGAGGAGCTTGGTTCAATACCGCGCTTCCTGGCCTCGTTTACTTGTCTACTGGCCTGATAAGCCGTCTTCCTAGATCGTTCTAGGTCTTTCAGGCTTATCTGGGCCTTGTAGTTCGGGTCAAACGGGTTCATCAGAAACAGTTGGTTGTGCAACTTCCACCAAAACAACAAGTTGTACAAGTCACCATTCGGCTTCCCATGATGTAAGTGTGAGTCGAGCAAGATGCCCAGGCTCCAGTCGTAACCAGAGCGATTGCCAGTCCAGCAAATACCTTTTTCATGCTTCCACCTCTTTCAGACTTGACTCTATTTCCTTGATGGCTTCGATGACCTGCCTAGCTTCCTCTTTGTTCAGAAGAACGCCCATAGATCCGTTACCGGCATAGATCGAAAACAAGATCTGTTTTTCGTTCAGCAGGGACACGAAGATGTTTTCCATGCCATCTTTTACTCGCACTTGACTTCTCATGATAATTTCTCCAGTTTGTAGTACCAATTTGAACCCCGCCTTTGGCAGGAAATGTTGAACCCGTTTTGGCGCAACTCTGAGATGATTGAATTGACCGCGCAAACATTGGCTTGCTTGATGATGTCTAGTGTTGATAACTCCCCACCGTAGGCCAGCACATCAGCGACCCGTTGCAGGCGGTCACTCTTTTCAATGTTGGCTGCGTGCATGATTAGAAGGGGACGTCTTCTGACAGATCATCAAACCCAGAGCCTTTTTTGGCCTTGGGAGCCTCGTCACCCTTCTTAGGGTCGTTGATGTAGGCCCAGCCATCCCATCCACCCTCTTTGAGCGGCATAGAGTCCAGCTTGAGCATTGGGCCGTTTCGGGTTTCGATAATTGACCCAATACGCAAATAACGCTTGCGTGGTTCGCCCTGGGCGTTTTTGTACTCACCAACGATTGTGTTAATTTCTTTAAGAACTTTGCTCATTTCATTCTCCAATGATTGCTTTCAACGATTGCACTTTCTCATCCACTTCAGCTAAAAAATGCCTGACCTCAGTTTCGGCCTCTCCGATCCACCTGTCATCCCGATTAACCCTAACGATAAGCAGTTGAGCCTTTGGCGGCATCCGAGGATCGAACACTACATAATCGCACCAGGGTCGGTCAGCACAGCGCATTTGCCACTGCATCTGGGCGAAGTACTTGGACTCGACAGGGTTCTTGGACAGCCAGCACTCCAGGGCGGTCTTGGAGTCAGGGCACTTGATCTCGACCATGCCGCCCTCTACAAGCCCGTCAGGAGACGCTCCAGCCATTTCTATTGTCGGGTGAGGAATAAACCCCACCTCGGTCACAAAAACGCCCCTAGAGGCCTCGTATGCTGCTCTGGCGGCGGGTTCCTGCTCAATGCCCCATTGCATGGCGGCATTTGTGTAGGACTCGGCCTTTTGGCCCGTGATACGCTCCAGGACTAGCTGGGTCATGTAGTTGCCCCGGTCAGCCCCGTAGCCCGTCTTGGTTTTGGACAGCACTTTATGTAGGGCGCTGGCCGTGACTTTGCCCAGGCGCTCGGCAAACCATTCGTCGGTGCGCTGCTCAGTCATTTTTCACACCTTGGGCAGCTTGCTTGAGGCTTTCCTGATGCTTTGCCCAGACCCGAGACTTGGCGGGAGTGTTTGGGATTTCTCGGAATGCAGAGGCCAGGGCATCCAGGCCACTCATGGCGGCTTCCCTTAGCTTGTTCAGGTACATTTGCTCAAACTTCTCGTCTTCTGCGCCGCCTCGCTTGCTGGCTGCATTGCCATCGTCATCCTCTGGGGCGATGCCGCAAGCTGCCATCAGGGAGTAGCGCCGTGCATAGGTCAGGGCAGATCCGAAGCCCTGTGCATCGTGCTTTGATGCTGGGACATGGATTTGCCCACATGATAAAGTCTCGCCTGATTCGTGGATAAACACGGTCTCTACTAGGACACCTGTGTCTGAAGGGGCTACTTTTTGCGTAAAAAAGATGCCATTAGCGGCAAGACCGTCCATGACGGCCTCGACGCAAGCAGACAAGTCTGCGTAACGGCTGCGGAAGTGGGGGTTTGTGCTGGTCTTGAGCGCAGGGCCAAAGGCTTTTTGTGCCTTGACTAGCGCCGCAGCAATCTTTGCGTTTTCCATTTCTACTCCTAAAAAGACCATCCGAGATGGATGGCATGGGAGAGAGTGTATAGCGGTCTAAACGCTTGCGTATTAGGACTTTCCCTAATGTGTAGATTGCTGAACAGGTGTATTACAATGTCAACATGACAAAAGAGGATGCGATCAAGAGGGCAGGTAACCAGAGCAATCTTGCTCGTCTATTGGGGATTTCCCGTGGTGCGATCAGCCAATGGCGACAGATCCCCAAGGGCCGTCTGTATCAACTGATGGTCTTAAAACCCGAGTGGTTTGCAGGGACTTGACAAGTCCAGAAAGATCCATAGAATTCGTGTCGTCCAGAGTGGCATCTGGGTGAGTGAAGCGTTCTCAAGCCCCGAGTGGGTGTTGTGCGGTCTTGCATAGCAGTGAGCGAGTCTTTTGGGACGCTTCAATCGCCTCGCTGCTGCTCTCGCCAAGAGCCAAGACCGCAGAGCATCTCCTCGGGGTTTTTGCTTTTGGACGGCCTGATGCGGTACGTCGATGGTCAGGTTTGGGATACCCGGTTACACGAGCAAGCCAGAGCCGGGAGCGTGGGCGAATTCCTAGAGCGCGGTGGTTGAAATAGTCTGGGATAGTGCGGTGCGACGGCATGGCTCCGGAAAGCACAAGGCACAGAGCGAACCCCGTTTTGGTACGGTAAGGCTGTGCTTTGCTCAGACATCCACCAAAAAGCACCCTTGTGGATAACTGGGGATAAGTGATGAGACAGTGCAAGTGTGGGGGACAAGTCAGACAGAGCGAGTTGACAAGCGGTAAGGTTGCTTGGACTTGCGCTAGTTGCAAGAGGTATGAGATAAAGGGCAAAGATTTTTTGGACACGGCTAGGGATGGCCTGATCTCCATCCTGAAAAGCGAACCTCCCGCCTGCCGCTGTTCTCTTTCTGGAGGAGCAGGAGATAAAGATGTTTGAATCAGGATTTGATCGCTTCTGGGCAGCATGGCCCAAAAGCCCTCGCAAGGGTGCGAAGTCAGCTTGCCAAGCCAAGTGGAAAAAAGGCTTGTACGAACATTGTACAGACCAGATTTTGAAGCATGTCGAATGGCAAAAAACGACCGACCAATGGCGCAAAGACAATGGGGCTTACATTCCTGCCCCGTTGGTCTACCTCAACCAGCAGCGATGGGATGGTGCTGAGATACCCGAGCCGGTCAAGAAGGTCACGATGGCCGAGCAGTATCAGGAGCGAATTAGGGGTGCTGTGCCGATGCCTGACCATATTTTTGAGAGGCTGGAGCAACTAAGGAGGGGATCATGACATATGACCAAGCGCAAAAAATCCTTAATAAAGTCCGAGAGGGAGTCCACTACCCTGCCGCAATCGTTGATAAAGCCCTATTTCTCACCGGAGATCTTGGAGCATATGAGGCGATGCGAGGCGAGGGAGTGGATCAGACGCTACAGGGCGAAAGCCAAGGAGATTGGCCCCACGCAAGCTCGCGGCTGGTGGGAAGGCGTTATTTCGGACATTGAGAAAATCCGTGGTAAAAAAGCAACAACAGAGCTTTTGTACTGGATGAGCAAGGAAAAATGAGCTTTTCTGTCATTTTCCACGTTGACCTAGACCCAGTACCCAAGGGCAGGCCCCGATTCTCAAAAGTCGGGGGTTTTGTCCGGTCTTACACGCCGAAAAAAACTAGCGACTATGAGGCATCCGTTAGGGAAGCGGCACAACAGGCCATGACCCGCGAGCCGCTAGAAACGCCCCTGGCGGCTTTTCTTTACTTTAGGCTACCCATCCCTAAGAGCTACTCGAAAAAGCGTATAGCGGCCTGTTTAAGCGGCCTGGAGAGGCCAACCAAAAAGCCAGACCTAGACAACCTCGCAAAATCGGTGCTGGACGGGCTGAATGGGGTCGTTTATAAGGATGACAGCCAGTTGGTGAGTCTTCATATAATCAAAGTTTATGACCGAAACCCTGGCGTGAATATTATGATCCGAGAGGAATTGCCGTGAACCATAAGGGAGTCAACTGGCGCAGCGTTTACCTAAAGACTGGGCAGCTAACTGCGGTCTATCCAGTTAGAGGTGAACCGTATGTGGGCACGGTAACCCGTGTCCGTAAGAACAAATATGGGCGCATTTCTTACGATGTTGACGGGCGCATGGTGATAGCCGAGGAACTATTCCCGGCGCAGGGTCAACCGAAACTCAGGATTAGGTGCGCTCCAGGCCAATAAAAAAGGCCCCGTAGGGCCTAAGTTAGCGCTTGCCGAGAATTATTCTCAGGATGAGGGCTAGTGCAGCATAGACCACAATGCGCGCTCCTCGATGTAGGTTTTTAGGTGGTCTGCGAGGACATCGGTAACGTCAACCCCATGTAGTTTGGCAGAGCAAAAAAACGCCTGCTCTGGCTCTTGAGGGCAACATGTGCCCGACTCAGCATCAGGGTTACCAGGGTCTCCCGGATAGTATTCGATCTCGCAGACCAAGGTCAGCCCAGGCCCGATAGGGTGCAGGTATTCGATAATCATTGTTCCGCGACCTTTTCCATAGCCATGTTATGCCGATAGGCAGCTACACGGGCAGCGAATGCATCCGGGTCTGCCTCTATATCATCAATCGTTTGCTGGTTAACGTCACGAAAAAGTGCATGAAGCAAACCAAAGCACATAGTCAATTGGTAGGGGTCGGCATTGCCTGGAAATGGCTGATCTAAGTGTTTAGCCCATGCCTGGGCAGCATTCTCATAGTTGATTGCGGGGTCAACGTAATGTCCGGGTTCAAAGTACATTGTTTAACTCCAGAGAATGTCGAAATAGGACAGGGCCAGGGTTGCAAGGGCGCAGCCTAGGATGATTGCGAGGGCTAGGTCTAGGATGGTTTCACGCATGATGAAGGCTCCGATTGTTGGGTTAAATCAAACCATGTGTAGGCTTTGCAATGGGCGCATTGCATGGAATACTGACCGCGCCCCGGTGGATAGCCGGACTCGCGCAGGGTCGCAGGGTCTAGCTGAGTGCAGCAGGAATAACAGCCCCAACGGGCTGCAATCCCTGCCGTTTGATAGGCAGGAAATTGACTCATTCGGTCACCATCTCAGGCTTGCGCCCTGCCTTGAGAATCTTTTCAGCGGCCCCGAAGATGCGTTGCGCGGTCTTATCGGTGATCTCGCCGCCTTGCAGCCAGCCTTGGATATAGCCCCTGCACTCTGTCAGGCCCGGAAGCCCTAGGATGCTGCAACAAATGTAGGCTACGCTCTCGGCTTCCACTTCCCGAATGTCCCTAGGTGTACGCTCAGAGTCAGACAATTGGCCCTCGGATGTATGACCCAGGACAACGTGCGCGATTTCATGAAATCGGGTTTTATGGGGTAAGGCTGCAACAGGGGAAACGGCGATATTTCGCCCGACAGCGTAGCCCTGGCAATTCCCGTCTGTATGATCGAAGGCGACTTCCGTAACATCTAGGGCTTGCAGTGCGAGGGTCTTATCCCATTGTGGGCTAACTGGTTCCTCGGTGTAGTCTGCGCCCTCGGTCTGAGACAAAACAAACCAATTGTTTTTGAGCACGAAGGCCTGGAAACAATCGCCCGTTTTTTCGCCGTTTTCATCCTTTTTGGTGATGGTGACAGGCATACATAGCTGTATAGCCTTGGAACCCTTCAGAACATTGCGCCCCAAGGCTTGCCAACGCTTAAACGTAGCGATAGGCCCGACAGGGATATTGCGCCCTACGCATTGGCTGTAAGCGAGCATTTGATTGCCTACGCTGTAGCGGTAAAACGCGCTGTAGGCCTGAGAAATGATGCCGGGCTTGTTGACCGCATCAGCTAGAAGGGAAGACCAATTGACCGTGTTTTGCATGATGTGCTCCGAATTAGTCCCTTACGGGCGAATGTGCGACATTGCACCCCATAGACCCCGGCAGGGTCTACAGGCTGGAATGTCAGGCAGTTTGATGGTTATACAGATCGACGATCTGCAAATCGGCATGATCCGCGTCAGGAATTAGACGCAGCGCCTGGACAAGTGAGGCCTTTACATGATCGGGCCACACGGAGCGCCAGCGCTCAGAACCATCAGGAAAAACAATTTTCCAATCATTCCCACTGCGGTAGATTTTGTGCAGGCCTTTGGTTGTCTTGATAAAAGCATTCATGGTCATCTTGATCCTCCTAAAAAGACCCTGCGGAAATCGCTGGGCATGGAAGGTATTGTATAGACTGCTATACGCAGTAGAATAGGGACAAACCCTAATCAAACCCTAATAGGGATTACCCTAAGTTAAGGGACGCTCACATGGCAAGACCGCGCACGGATACTAGAGTTTTCCATCGGAAAATCACGCCAGCACAAAGGGAAATTCTGTTACACGCAGGCCAAGGTGATATCACCGTAGGCTTCAACGAAGTGCTGGAATTGTGGCGCGCAATCCATCCGATCGCTGTGACTGTTTCACGTGAAACAATCGAGACCAAGTACCCGGGAAAAGCACCATCCCCTTCCCGCCGACCCCATGCAAAAAACGCATAACCCTATGCATCCCACGCATCAGGGTTAACCCTAGTATCGTTTACCCCATCAGGGTTTTCCCTATGCGGGTTTACCCTGTCAGGGTTTACCCTATTAGGGTTTGTCCTAGTGTGATGTGTTGTATTTACGCAACACAGGGTTTGTGCTAGTGTTGTGTGCGCGCAACATGGGGGGGGGAGGGTCAGCGTTGCGGTGAAATATTTGCGGGTACTTCACTCCCGCCGAAAAAGTGCAATTAGCCTTTTGCTTATTGCAAACCCGTCTGCAAAAAAATAGGTATGAGTCGGGAATAGACAGGAACCCGTAGATGGGTAGTCCTTTTAAAAAGGGAGCCTCTCGTTTATCTAGACTACGCTTTGTTAGCGCCTGAGTCGCTTGCCCTGTTCGCCTTGTCTGCGGTGTCATCACGACATTGGCAGAGGACTACTTGAGACTCACCCAGTTCGTCACGTTTATCCTACTTGGTCGGCTCAACCGCATAGAGGGCTGGGTTATGGCCCCGTGTGTCTGCACTCTATCATGGTTTACCCTATTGGGGTAGACGCTAGTT